AATCTTGAGCAAGTTTCTGATACTGATAGAGCATTCCTGCAAAAATATCAATGATCATTTCGAACTCTTTACGATAAGTGCCCAAGTCTTTCATCTGCTTGACTACTTTTGACTTAATAGACTTCGCTGTAATTGGTTTAGCCAAAAACTACCTCCTTTCGTCAAAATCGCTTAGTTTTTACCCCCTTTTTGTTTGAAGGCCCCCGACTTGGAAAAAGTTCCCTTCACCGGTACCCTACTGGCCAAAATGAATTTTTAAAGAGGTGGGGGGTATCCATAAAATTCTTCAAATTCCTTTTTTCTCTTTCTTTGCCAAAATAATCCTTGATTGATAATCTTATCATTCTTTCTATCGTGAAACGTATTGTGTTTCTTGTTTGTCAATGGCAAACAATTCCACTCAACGAATTCAAGCTCAGGATATTCAGATACAGGAAAGATATGATGTACCATTTCAGCTGCTACTGAAATTCCATACCTCAAACTTTCTTGACAAAGATAGTCGAACTTCCGCATAATCTTATCACGGAACTTCTCCCACTTCTTAGATTTCAAGGATGGTCTGATAGGTTTGTTATACATCTCAAACCTCCTTTCTCAATGCTAAAAGGGACAGGCCTTTGACCTATCCCCTCCTCATACAAGAAATCTATGCTACCATAATAAACCTTTTTTTGTGAGACTTCAAGATGCCTTTTGTCTCATTCTTTTTTTATTTTAGATAATCTTTGATAGAAATGATTTTGTTGTTGTCTTTGATGTGTTTATAAAATCTTATTGATTCTGGATGTATTTCGCTGACAACGATTGTGCCTTCTATTCCCATTTCGCTCACATCGACATTTAAAGTTTCATTTCCAACGCTACCTAAAATTTGTTTTTCGTTTTTGTGTGATGCTTTTCTAAAAATAAAATTCGAGATCATCTTTAGTATTTTTATCATAGTTTCACTTCCTCGGACTATACCAATTTTACCCCTCACTTTCACATATCTTATATTTTGTTAAACTCACACTAAATCCCAAACCCTTACTAAGCATGGGTTTTAAAGCGTTTCATTTTTTCAGTTTATGCTTAACTCATTATGTGAAAGTAATATCTAAAAAATTAAATGACAAAGTTCCGTAGTGCATCATCAAGCTCTGCTTGTTCTATTCCTATGTATCTCAGGGTGATTGCAGGTGATGAATGATTGAACATCTTCTGTAATGTTCCTACGTCCTTTGTCTTGTTGTAATATTTATAGCCGAACGTCTTGCGCATTGTATGTGTACCAACATTATCGATGCCTAGTTCTTCAGCTGCTTCATGAATGATTTGATAGGCTCTCTCACGAGTGATTGCTTTATTTTTCCCTTGCCTACTCTTGAATAAGAAATGATGAAATGGTTTCCCTTCAACATATCTCCTCATTTCTTTCTTGAGTTCTTTTGTCATCCGCCTTGTTATCTGCTTGCCAGTCTTCCGCTCTCTCAGCTTGATGTGCCAGCCTTGAACATCTTTCACTTTCAAGGTAAGTATATCTCCGACTCGCAAGCCAGTATTCAGGCCTGTAATGAATAACATATAATACATCTCATTCCACTCTCTGAGATAATCTTTCATTGCCTGAATGTCATCATTATCTTTTATCGGTGATACAAATTCCATATTCTACCTCCTTTCCTTTCCACAAAACAAAAAGCCAGCATTTGCTGACTTTTTACGATACTTCTGTTGGACAACTTTTCTGAATAGAATTAAGGATGACTCCTAAGATGTGATGTGTGTTTTTGTTTCAGAAGTTCATGCTATCATAATAAACCTTTTTTTGTGAGACTTCAAGATACCTTTTGTCTCAATCTTATTTACAACTCACCTTTCAGTATAGCGTACTGTTCTAAGATAATCCTTCTACGTCGATAGATTGTAGCTTTGCTCATAAATTTCTGTTCTGCTATTTCTTCCCATCTCAGTTGAGGATATCTCCAGCGCAAATTAAAGATTTCCTTATCTTCATCAACTAGATTGCTCAAGAGTTTGTTGATAATCCCTTTGAACCCTTCAAGGAATTTTAAGGTCGGATCATCTGCGATTCTGATTGCGATGGTTTCGGTAGGTTTGCTTATTCCTACGCTGGGACCACTCTGAGCATCTGGGTTTCGAGTTTCTAATTCTAGTCTTCTCAAATCTATTGTACGTTGAATGTTTTGGAATTTGAAAAGTTCTCTGTCCAATGTTTTGAGGTCTTCGTCGCTCAATTTCTTCAAATTTTACCTCCGAATTTTCTAAATAATTAAATAAGCTATCGAACATTTTAGAAAAAGCCTTACTGATGTCAGAAACTATCTGCTTAATCATTCTAGATAAAACTTCAATTTCTTCCTGACTTAACTTTCTAAGCTTATTTTCTAATTCTATTTGTTTCTTCTGAGCAAGTTGTTTAGCTTTCTTCTTTTTAATCCTTCTATTCATCTTGCTCTCCATTTTCTGGTATTAGCTTTTATGAATGCAGCCTGCTCTTGCATCTGCTTCCATTCATAATCCATGATGATTTCAAGTTGATTGTTACAAAGACCTTTTAAGAAATCATTTTGAGCTTCTAGCTTCTCAATATCCTTATAGGCCCTTTTGTACAGTTCATCTTCCAAAAATCTAATGCGCTCTGCCATTGCTTCCTGAATGATGATGTAAGTTGGTTTCTTGTACTTTGTCATTACAATCTTACCTCATCTCCTATTTTGAGAGATTCATAGTTTGTTTGAGTAATTACGAAAATGCCATAATTTTTAATAGTGATTGTATACATGTCACCAATCTTCTCCTTTTGTAAGACTCTTCCTTTGATTTCTGCGCCTTGATTATCAGCTTTATAGA